CTAATTACATGAAACTACTTTAAAATCATTAATATAATACAGATTTGGGGCAAAGATTGTATATTATTTATAGTTCAATCATTGGAAATCAAACTTCGATCTACCACCCATCTTCTTCCCCTTCAAGAACTTATTAATACCAGTTGATTTCTGTCTCCTCTCTTCTTCTAGCTTCTTATAGGCATAGTCAACAGCTTTAGTTAAAGAATGATTTAGTATAGAAATCCACGGTTCGATTTTGTAGTCCCTGTCTCGCAATATATTTAAGAACATGACTACTTCATCCCACTTAACATTCAATGATATTGGATCGTCAACAAATATTTCTGGGATTTGGAAATTGTGGTAGATGTGATCCATTTCATTACGGTATAAGCACATATGTATGCATGCTAACAACTCTGTAGACCATTGATTTGTAGCTAGCTTGTTTAAGATCCAAGTCAAGTTCTCCAGAACTTCTAGATTGCTATCAGAGGTGAATCCATCATCTGTTATATCCATTATATCTTCAAATATATCACACTCTCTTATCAATGCTCTAATTATGACATTTTTAAAGCTATTGGATTTGGTTGATTTTTTTGTATAAGATACTACCAATGCAGGTGAACTATCCAACTCATCTATAACATCTTCATCTAGTGGCTCATCAGATAGGAATTCAAATGCATCTTGATCTATCTTGGTGCCTCGACATGAGAATATACGGCATAAATCTAGCAATGTTATATTTTGTATATTATCAAGCCTAAGATTGAGTATATTCTGATTCTTCATAAGCCTCCCAATATCAATACCGCCACTTTGTATGGGTGGGCCATCAAAAAACACCATTTTGCTGAATGGAGCCTTTCTGATCATTGCATGGTCATCCACTGCAATTTGTAATTTTGTAAATTTTGTTTCCCCTATATTCAACATAGGGATTTTAGCGAGATTGGGTCTCCCATCAGATGTTTGTTTTGATATAGCAATAGGGCAGACCGGTATCCATTTATTGCTCTTGCGTATCCGAGATGCTTCTATTCTTGAATTATGCTCTTCAATGTAAGACATGCTAAAGACTCCATAATGATACCGCTTCTTTTCTCTCAGTTGATAAGCTATATACCACAACTTGGGATTTAGGTCGGTTACTGGTTCCATTTTTTCTAACTTCAATCCATGAGGCTTATTCAATAGAGCTTGCCCATGTCGTGATACTATGTCGCTTCGAACTCTAGACAGTTGCATTTCTGCAGCTGTTAGCTTGTTATCTTCACCCACAATTCGTATTGACCGCCCATATCCTTTTATTGACAAGTCAATCGGGCCGGTAGTAAACTCTCGTGAAGTTTGCCAATTGTTCCATGTTATTTGCTCTTCTGCTTTTTCTGCATCAAATCTATCAATATCTACTTGTTGCAGATCGCCTAAATGATATAATAGCGGTATGATTTTTGATCTCAATTTTGAGCTTTTAATCTTCTTATATAGACTTGACACTTGGACATCTTTGTATGTGTATGTGCTTATGATTGCATTAATATAGGCTTTTTTTGAATCATCACTTAAGAACATATCTGCAAAATGAGTGATCAATCTAAAGCACTCATAGGCAATCTGTATTTCTAGATCTATTGATGTTGCTATTTGTGCTTTTTTTGCTGGCACAGTAATCTGCTTCAAGTAGTGGACAACCATCCACTTATTATCTGATATTAGATTGCCTGTTACCAATGAGCAAAAATCAATAGGTGTATAAGCTTTCTTAGGAAGAATAAATATTTTAATCTTATGTTCTGTTGATTTAACATACTCATAACAGATCTGATAAAATTTAGTCAACTCTTGCACTTCAAACTTCAGATCTCGCTTCATTAATTTGATCTCATTAGCTCCAATTCTTGCTTGCATATTTGTCCTTAATTTTGTCTTCTCAATAAACTCTTCTAGATGATATATATCCCTCCGCATTTCATCTGGTTCCATCCCTTTTTGTTCATAGTTGTCTGTTACATATGCACGCAATACGAGTGCTGGGCTATGATAGATTACCTTGAGACTTTTAATTTCTGGCATATAACAGCATGTCATACCTAAGCGTTGCATTTCTACACCTTGTATTGAAATTAATAGATTGTTTGCACAGGCAACTAATATAGGATCATTCATTATACAGAAACTAAATATTGTTTTTATGTCTTCTGTATCAAGTGTGAATTTTTCTATGTCTGCTTTTATCTGCTGATATGTCTCAATAAAGGTCTTTTTACCAATAATGCATGTTGCATCATTTATATTTGGATCATCTTGTATTCCAAATAATCGGTCATGAATACTAGTATAATCTATCATGGGTTTATTCGCAAACAATACTTGTTCTATGAAAAGCTGGGCTGGGTTTTGGATAGACAGTGATTCCTTGAATTTTCGACTATTATATCTGAATAAGACAGACATGCAAAATTCTTCACAAGTTTCACCTTTTGTGACTAGTAATTGTGGATTGGCTATAAAATATTCAAACAACTCTTCAATCTTTTGCTGGTCTTGTATTGTGGTTTGGTAATCAGCATATGAATGCAACCTGGACAACGAACTAGCAGTAGTGAATTTCCTTGGTGTTAGAAGAGATCTAGATCGCATCTCACTGGTCTCACCCATCCCATCATCAGATGACATTGTTGAGTCTAACGTCATATATCTAAGAAGCTTGAGCCTGAATATATCACATTGTGTCAATTTATTAATGTCCCATGTATGTATATTTTCATATTGATGCTGTATCGGTTCGCGGCAAAGATGTATAGGAGACATTCTCTTAGACAATCTAACTAAGTAGCTCAGATTGTCTGATTCTAGGCCTGCAATAGCTATAGTGGGTAACTCAGAATTTATTAAGCCACATAATTCTATAGGTAATTCAAACCTGTCATGGCTAGGCAGGACTGAGGTGGGATCATTGATTTGGCCAGGGAGCATGTTATATGTACTGTGAGTTATCCACTGTGTCAGAGCAATAGCAGTCCATGCAAGGGAGGGCGGTGCTCCATGTTTAATTGCTGTTTGTGTTGCAGACAATCTACTGGCAACATCTTCATATGGTCCAAGAAAAGCGCAATCTCCAACAGATGTCAATATAAAGCGACCATAAACAGAAAAAGGCTCACCATAAATATTGAAAAGAGAAACGAACTCCTTTATGAAATTTGTTATATAGGTCTTTTTCATGTTTGCTTGATTTCCGAAAGTCAAACATATTTTTTCAAATAACTTTGCAGAAAACTCAATAATAACGTCATCATTTAATTTGTCTTGAATCATTACTATTGAAGTATGATTGTCATCAGAGTGTACCATAGAATTCACAAGAACTTCTCCTTCCAACAGAATGGCTGCCCTCTTTAAGACATCTTTGTAAACATTCATAGAGCATGAATGCAAATAACTGCTCGTGTAATTAAGATTCCCTTGCAACCAATTGCGTTTGATGTTGACCCAGTTCTGTGACAAACCATTAGTCATCTCATATATTATATCATCTTCATGTTTTATTCGTTGATCAAGGATACTGCAGAGCATTTCATCAGGCAATATCAGTTTTTTCTGCATATAATTACATAAGAAATACAATATTCTTTCTTTCTCCTGCAAATAGAGTGCAGGATCTAAAGCAAATAACCAAAAATATTTAAACAGGACATCTTGAGCACTCCACTTTGACATATCTGCATTGATCTCTATTTTAACAGAGTGTGGTTTATACGTGATCATATGGCTTGCTTCTCCCATTTCTGCTAAGTAGCGTTCTTTAATCTGCTTCATAGTTGCTGCTGTAAAGCGTATCTCAGACTCTGCAAGTTCTTCTAATTTCTTTAATTTTGAGTCGCCTGGCTCACTAATCATCTCATCTGGGTTTAACTTGCAACGTTCTTTGGATATCCTTTCCACTAAATATAAACACATTTTGGCTTCAAACTCACCTACAAATATCTCTCTATCTTTTGCTGTCTTCTGACCTTTATTGAAAAATGTAAATTTGAAATCTGTATGATTTTTCATAGTAGTGAGTATATGGTGCACAGTAGGCTTGTCATCTATTTCTTTCTTCTTTATTTTCTGGTATAGAGAATCAAATACTTTGGTTGACATGACATCAATGTAATTTGGGATAGCCTTTTTTAGATCTTCATAACGTGAGTGTCTTATTGTTGCATTCATTAATTCCTCATCAACAAATTCTGGGTTTGCGATAGTGTATTTCTTTATCTCTTTTGACATGCAATCTGCTGCTTTTTTTACTGCTAAACTCTTTTCCTTTTCAAAATTCCCCACTTTGATGCACGATTTGGAGCTAGTAAATGTAGAAATAGTGCATATTGATCTATTCAGGTTATTTGTGTTTTCTATCCGTGACCTGATATAATTATGTCTTGCAGTGTCCATTATTAAGTTTTTTGCAACAGCATAGATAGTCACATTCAAATTTGCAGTCTGTTTCCTTGGTGTCGAAGACCATATTCCTGGGATATTCAGCCTCTGGTCCCTCTCTATGTCTAGAATTGTCTTAGCCAGATCTATCATAACATGGTGCTTCTCATGTAAACCCTTTGAATTGAAATAAAATGGCAAATATATCTGGTTGATATATTCCTTTAATGATACATAACCATCAAACCAGATCGATGATAAATCTCTATTATCCCTAACACCCTTTTGAGTTATCTCATAATCAGTTAAGCAGATGTTCCGCATATCAACTTTGTCCCTCTGATTATATGCCATGTAACATCCTCTTTTAATTAAATTTGCCATCACTACTGAAAAGCTAGTTTTTGTATAAGGTCCAAATTTTTCTGCAATGTAATCTCTCACATGGCTAGATATAGCTAGTGAGTTCATTATCATGTATCTTGATGGCTCTGTCAAGGACAACATTGCTTTAGTTATAGACAATGAAGTATGGAAAGTAAAATTCATAACATCATTTAGATTAAGTGTTGGGTTATCTCCTGCAAACATCAGTGTTGTCAGCATGAAGAGTCCTGGTGAGCTAACTATGCGTTGGCATCTCTCTTTATCCAGTCGAATTCCTTTGGAGATGCTGAGATATTTGGAACCTGTCTTGAATGTTGCATGCAGTGCACCATGATGCATTATATTTTGGGAACCAGAATGTAATACAGCCAAGAAATAAACAAGTGTTGATCTTTTTGCCTTGATGTCAGAGGAAGGCATGACAAATCCAAATAAATTATTGTTTGCACAACATACTACACGGAATGTGTTGTGCCTATTGTATTGAGATACTGCTAGCATATTTTTCATCAGGATTGAGAAGTCTTTAATGCAAGCCCAATAGCTCGATTTGCCTATCTGATTGATCTGGTTCCATGTATCTTTTGAAGATGATGAAATGTTTGCACCATATTCTTCTAAATAACATCCTATACGCTCTAAATTATTTTCTTCAGATAATATTTTCTTCACATTCTCATATTGGAATTTACAAAAATCAATAACCTCTTTTTTATTGAAATCTAGAATAGTAGGTTTATCAGTATCTAGATCTTCAATAGTCTTTTTTGAAAATTGTACATGACCCCCTATGCCAAGGAAATCCTTTAGCAAATGCGATTTATCCTTCGGGTTCATTATCTCGCTATCCAACTTGAATTGTTGCTCCCAGTATATTGTTGCAGTACCTATTTTTATAGGTTCTAGTTTGGCATCTATTCTCTTTGATGTTTGTCTTGCCATACTTTTTAATTTACTGGTATGTGCTTCATACAAGGCTATATTCTCAGAAAAATCCATAAGGGAGCCTAGTGCCTTAAATGCATTTATATATGTGGACTCACCAGAAATATTTTGAAGTGCTTTGGCAATTTTGATTAACTTTGGTATTGTTGCATTCGATGTCTCATCAGGTTGGCCCCATATGAAATGGATAGATGGCTTTTGCTTGCTGATATCTTGAGTAAGATTTCTTTCTACACTCACTCTTTGGACCATTTGGTTCCAACCAATTGTAATTTCATCATGATCTGGTTTAGGATAATTCCCTTCACATTTGAAGATCCCTGCAGCTGCATCTTTCACAAAAATGTTGTAATCATTACCATATCTATTTATAACCTTTTGTAGATTCTGATTCCATTTTTCTCCGCGTGTCGCATCAAACGTCATAGATTCATGGAATGTTAACTTAGCCATTTCATCTAGAGAATCATAGAATTCCAAAAAAATAGGGTGCGAGTACAATTCCGGGGTGTCTTCTTCAATCCAGGGTCCAGTCATTGTGAACTCACCTTGATTTACAATTTCTAGGAATCTATCATCATCTTTATACTTTTCATATATCAGTGACCGCAAATTGAAAAACCATGTGAAATCAAGATTAATGTTAAGTGGACCGAATATCTCTAGAAACTGATTCGAATTGACATGGATTGTATCTCTTAAAGGATCAGCACGGATAATTACAACTTCAAACTCAAATGGTAATTCTGATAGTGCATCTCCGAAGATTTGTGTATATTTTTCATATGTTTTTTGACCATATGTATGGTCTGTTGAGACTTTATAATCAATGATGTAAAGTTTCCCATTGTGAACAATGAAGTTGTCCGGTGTGCAATTGCGGACATCAAAAGCAGTACCAGGTGGCAGGAACTCAAGAAGTATATCATAAGCTGGAACATCTTGCCTGTATTCGATGTCCAAATAATAACATACTTCTCTACCGAAATAATCGTGTCTAGCCATGAGTAGATCAGCAACAATGTCCTTGGCTTCTTCAGCACTTCGACATTGATTGATCCTATCTCTAAAGATGTTTATTTTGTATGTCTCCATAGTGATTGTAATTAGGGC